AGCCAAAGCCAGAGCCAGAGCCANAGCCATAGCCAGAGCCAGAGCCATAGCCAGAGCCATCGCCATAGCCAGAGCCAGAGCCAGAGCCATAGCCATAGCCAGAGCTAATACTCAGAAACTGTTTTATTCTATCTTCCATCACCTTGCCCATACTGAAACACTTTCGATAGATTTAACAGATTTATCTGAGCACGGAATAATCTCAATTGCATCCAGAATCTCTATCTCTGGAACCGTAACGGTGAATTTACATTCACCTGGATTAGTCGTACCATTGATCGCTAATTGCGATATGCTAGCAGCACCGTCCCAATACCATAATCTACGACAATTTTCGAGCTTAACTTCTCTACCATTTCTTTCTACTAACTCTCCAAAAAATACACCGGAATAATTTCCTCTTACAATTACTTTCTTTTTCATGATTATATATTATTAAAGTGGTTAATCAAAAAGCCCCGAACAGCAAAGCCATACGGGGATAATTCAAAACTTAAATAGCGGACTGGATACCGCACGGAGTCCTTACTCCGGGATTATAGTTAAACAATAGATTATCTACCAAAGAGTTCTAATGCTTTTTTAGCGTCTGTAATTATTTTACGCCCATCCTGCTTTATAGCCTTTTTTATCTTTCCACTGCGCTTAATACGATAAGCTTCCGTATAAGAGCAATGAAACAATTCAGCTATCCCTTTTAGCCCATATACATATTCTTTTGATTCCGGAGGATTATTTACAGGGATAGCATCTTGAAGCAATGCCCTTAATTCCCCAACTGTCAAATCTATCAAGCGAGTATCATTTGATATTCTTTCTGATCCAATCATAATTCCTCCTATTATTTTTTATAATAAACAACAATCATATCTCTTAGCCCTAGATCGGAAGACCATTTCGACCCTTGCTATACTTCGCGTACTTCTTAATCTTATCCTTTCACAATGCGAATCAAGGATTAAAACAAACAATAAACAGCACGTTACTACCGTTCTAACTATCGGAGAAAAATCAAAGGTAAATTCAATTCCCGATAATCGTTCATAAAACTTACGGCATAATTCACGTCCGTTTTTTACATTTAGCTTCTTAAAAGCTTCCTGTAATTGGTTATTGATCGTACTAACTGCCTTATATTTTAATGATGCTATTTCCTTTTTCTCCAATCCAGATATATACATCTGAGCTGTCAGCTCGCATTCTTGTGTCAGTTCTGTTAATACTCTTTTCATGATTGTGTGTTTTCTAAAGTTACTTTAACCGGATAACTGAGGTATATCCTGTATATTCAGTTTTTGAGACTCTAAACATTAAGTCTATCTTAGCTTTTAGCTTATTAGTCAAGCGTGCCTCACGATTTCTTCTAGCAGCTTCAGACTTAATACCAATGTGACGTGATTCATCGTAGGGAATATTATAGATATCTCCTACTTTCATAGCATCAAACACTTTAGTTGTTTGATAGCTTTCATCAATAACGATTTCTTTTACCATAAAATATTCATTTATAAATTGAGTGGACAGTGCTGGAGTCGAACCAGCCTCACGGATTATTGATGCACTTCACCGTAGTTTCAGCCACGAGACATAACTGCCCGTTTGCCTGTATCACTTTAGATACAGGGCTTTACATTGAAATACAACAGATATCAATATTCTCACGAACGACGATATCTCCTTAAAGTATATTTTTATTATTTTCATTTTTCCATTTAAAAAGGGATGCACTATCTTCACAGACAATACACCCCGAACACACAAACACAAAATAAAAACACGACAAAACAAAAAGTTTTAAGTAGCTAATTACTCTTCTCTCTCTAGTCTCTTTTTGTTTTTCTCTATGCACACTTGACACAATGCAAATGCGACAAAAGAAAGCCAAAAAACAACATTAAATTCATTTGCGAACAATATCGTCATGGCAAGAGATATTATCCAAATAATAAATAATGGTATACGTTTCATATTATATATGTATTAGTTAGTGCCCGCACCTTGATCCGATCAAGACTCACGCAAACAGTGCAACTGTTCGTGCGGGCTATATATTAACTTACTCACGTTGCTTCCTTCCGCTCATATCATCGCTGGTTGGCTATTACGCTATACTTCGCATCGGCTATACTGCTTATCTGCGCAGGCTACTTTAACGTGCCCTGAACACGACTTCATTTTTGAGGGTTAAGCCTCCCATCCCGAATTGGGATTCATCGGTTTACCGTTGTGCCCGTAGCAAATATTCTCTACGTTGATACGGGCTTTTATCCCCCGTCCGACTGGTTTTCCTTACTCACAGCGCTGATTGTCGTAGGTGCTTTATGTCGGATTATCAGACTACCTTTTTACGGGTTATATCTTATCTCCAAGAACTATCATAATTGACATATTTATCAGCAAAGAATGCTTTCAACACATTTCCCTGTTTTGGTTCAATCGTTCTCGGATTCAATGATGCTACATATTCATCCATTTTGAGGCGAGCGTCCACCCAAGAAGTACGCAAGGCAGATTTCAGAGAATAACCATACTTGTGAACGTAAGCCCAAGCTCTTTGCATGATGGCTTTCATGTTATACTTACCATTTCTTACAAGTTCATAATCTCTAGTTTTCATAACTTTCTTACTTTTAATGCATTTATACTATTGCGAATCTCTGCCAAGTTGCGTATCTTTGTAGCGGTTCGATGATGCAAATATACTGATTTATTTTCAGCGCACAAAGGTTGTACTGATTTTATTTCAGTATTAAATATTATTTAACTATTAGAGTAGTTTATACCTTATTATAATATGAAGAAAGAAAGTAAAGATAGAAATTGGATAGCGTGGATAGCACTTGGCTTGAGTGTTATTGCGATAATAGTAAGTGTTATTGCAATATGTATTGCATGCCCTCATATGCCTGAATTGGGATTTGATTATCAAGGAATAATAGTGGGTATATTAGCATTATTAGTAACTATGCTAATTGGTTGGAATATCTTCTCTATTATTGATATAAGAAAAATAAGAGATGAATTATTGACTACAAAGGTTAGCTCTGTATTCAATGCCGAAAAGAATAATGCAATAACATGCCATGCTGTATCTGATTATTATTATCATGTGCTATTAAAATCAGACCCTTTAGGTATCGAATATCAATTTCTTTATTACAGAATAAGTGAATTATTTCATGTGTCAAATATAGGAGACACAGAAACTTGTAATATAATAGTCAAGGTTTTATTGGAAATGATTAAATCGCCCGAAGATATACATATCCTGCAAAGTTGTAAGGATAGGCTTATAGGATTATTGTCAATGGTTAATGAAAAAGAGAAAATAATAAAGTACAATGAATTAATGTCTGTTATTGCAAGACTAGGTACTAAGCCACGTGACAATAAACAGCCTTAAAATAAGTATCTGCATATTCATCTGCGCTTCGTTCAGAGAGAGGTACCATAGCAATAAAAGTTAAAGCGACCAGCTCCAAAGTTGCGGTTGGAAGGGTCTAATAAAACAAAGTACCGCAATACATAGTTGTTTGAAAATAAAAATATCCGCAATAGGTTGCAGCTACTACGGATACCATATATTAAACTTCTTATGAGGAAAGTTTAATCACTTTGTCTCTGTAACATCTGCAACTTGTTACGACACAAAGATACAGAAATATATTCAGTATGACAACAAAAGATAGATTAATAACATTTCTTGCATATATAAATATAAGTCAAGGAAGATTCGAAAAGGGAGTTGGTTTATCGACTGGCTTTGTTAACAATGTAGGAGATAGCATAAGAAAATCTTCTCTTGATAAAATCTCGTCTGTATATCCAGAATTAAATACAGCATGGCTACTCACGGGTGTTGGGAATATGATAAATGAAAATAAAAATAACGTAGGAAGAGATAACTATGGTGTCCAAGGAGGTGGCTCTCAAAACATTTCAGGCAACATGGTTAACGTAACTATGCCCGAATCCGGGACCCCAAAAATTATTAAGCCTACCGGAGAGGTTGAAATACAGCGACTAGACCCAAGCGACAAATCAAACTCGGGCGAGCTCGATAGGCTACAACAGCGTATTCAAGATTTGGAAAGAATTATATCTGAAAAAGACGCTACAATAAAGTCTAAGGATGATTTAATATGTGTGCTGAAAGAAATGCTCAATAGGCAGTAAGTGTTAGGTTAAGGTTATGTTTTATTCGTAAAATTATACAACAGGTAAAATACGAAAAAGTTTAATAAAAACATCATATAAAACAAGAATTTATAAGACAAAAGTCATTATAAACAACAATTAGATATATTAATCAATAAAAATACGATGTATTAAAAGTAAAACTAATCAATGGCATTTATAGAAAAGCTATGAATATTAAAAGAAACTGTATATTTCTACTCGATAAAGAGAAAGACAAAACTGACGCAAAGCTTCGCTACCGAATAAAATGGGGAGATAACATCGTCGCGTTTAATGTGGGATACCGGGTGGACATAGACAAGTGGAGCCCAGACAGTCAACGCTGCAAGAATAATACAACACACGGCACAAAAAAGGTTCATTCTTCCATTATAAATAAAGCTATTCAAAATTATGAGGATATATGCGACAACATATTCTTCCTATTTGAACAAAAAGGATTATCTCCTACTCAAAATGAATTCAAAGACGAGTTTAATCAAAGATTAGGGAAAAAAGTAAGGCCACAACGGACACTCTTTGAATATCACACTGAATTTATGATAGAACAAGGGAAAGAGAGTCAATGGGAAGAAGCAACATATAAAGAACATAGAACTATACAAAGAAGACTTAAGGACTTTGCGCCTAGCCTCGAATTTGAGGATCTTACCAAACAAGGACTTTCAAAGTTTGTAGATTATATGCATACAGTGCCAATTAGCTCCAAGAAGAAAGGGCTTAAAAATTCAAGTATAAGAAAAAACTTAGATAATCTAAAATGGTTCCTTCGCTGGGCCACAGAGAAAGGATACAATAAAGAACTTGCCTTTACTACATTTCAGCCTAAATTAAAAGAGGTTCGAAATACTGTCGTATATTTGACATGGGAGGAATTGATGCTAATATACAACTTTAAAACACCCTCTTCATGTTCCCATTTAGAAAAAGTAAAAGACGTATTTTGTTTTTGTTGCTTTACATCATTGAGATATTCTGACGTTGCTAATTTAAAAAGGAGTAATGTATATGAAGATCATATATTAGTAACAACTATTAAAACTTACGACACATTAAGGATAGAACTGAACAAATATTCAAAAGCAATTCTTGAAAAATACAAGGATGAAGTTTACGATAACAATCTCGCTCTTCCTGTCATATCTAATCAAAAGATGAACGATGCTCTTAAAGAACTTGGGGAGATGTGCGGGATAGATGCTCCAGTTTCTATCACCTACTACAAGGGAAGCGAAAGAATAGATGAAGTATATAAAAAATATGAATTACTCACTACCCACTGCGGAA